TTCTAGATTTGCTGATAATACTGATTTTGCGTGGATCAATTTGTCCACTTTTGATGGCGTTTTGTAGCTCTTGACCAAATTGAGTTAATGAAGAAGATTTTAGGTCTTGTAATCTTTTTGCTTCATCCCTAAAATATGTTTGAAGAACTGATTGTTGGGCTTCTGGAGTTTTAGCTTTAGCATAAGCTATGTCACCAACTGTTCGTTTTAGAGTACGATCAATATCTACAGCGCCGCCGCCAGACTTTATTAACGCTTGAATAGCAGAACTTGGTTTTGGTAATATAGAACCAGTGGCCTGTAATATATCATCAACCATTGGGGCTGTTGCCAAACCACCGGCAGCAAATTTTCGAATTATTCCTCCTAAGAATTTTTTTTGTTTTCTAGCAGATACTCTTTGTTCAGCGGTTGATGCCTTTTTTCTATTTTCTATATCTGAAGTAAATCCACCAACATTTTGTGATATTAGTTCATTGGCTAGTGTAGATCTAAATCCTTCTACAAGTTTATTTGTACCTTTTTTTGCTAAACTTCCAAGAGAATCTTCAGAAAAAGTTCTTTTGGCGTCTGATATTAAAGATGAATCTAAATTAAATATTTGACCAGCAGACCCAATACCAGAAGGAAAATCGAAAGTGTCATTTGGATTAATTTTATTTTCAGTAAATGGAGAATTAGACAAACCATTAACAAAAGCTTCAAAAATTCCACCTTCTATTTGTTCAATATTAGCTCTATTTAAAGCAGCACTAAACTTACCAGAATCAAATGGTGGATTATTTTTAAATGTCTGAGAAGCAAAAGTATTTGAAAAATTTGCTAACGCTGTATTGATACCATTTTTATATTGTTCAGAAACTGTTTTAGATAATGAGCCAGATGTTATACCTATGGACACACTGTTAAATTTTCCAATTAATTCTTGAGTTAAAGTTTTAGTGGCAGATTTTCCAAGACCAGAAGTAACGGAGTTTAGCATAGAATTAATGCCAGATTTATCTATTCCTGCTACAGTTTTTCTCATTATCCCTTCTGGTTGTAAAAACACACCACCAATATCTAATTCTTTGTCTTGAGGATCTTTATCTCCAGCGGCACGAATAACAGCTTGAATTTGTTGATCATTTATCTTGAATGTAGAACTGACACCATCTGATTCTAATTTTTCCTGTAAATTTTTTCTCGTTCCCTGTTTTCCACCCTTTTGGAATCTATTCTCATTCATAGCAGCAAGATTACTTGCTCCAATTTTATTAACACTACTTTTTCTGATTACAAATTCGCCCGGCTGTAACATTGCTGGAACAGTATCTCTATTTCCAGTACCCGGAACAAAACCACCGCGAGCAAACTGTCTTATCACGCCACCACTAGCACGACGACGAACACCACCACTAAAACCAAGTAATGCGGTTAGGCCGGGTGCCAACCCCTGACCAACTTTAAGTGCTAACAGGCTTGTCAATAATGGTAATACTGGCTCTAATGCAGATCCTATTTTAATTAGTGCGCTAGCCAGATCCAAGGCACCAGTAGCTATTTCTCTAAAAGTTGAACTATTTGCTAATTGACGAATCAATGCAGAAAATTCTTCACGTACTTTTTGTGCCTGAACAGCTAATGCTTGTTGTGCTGTAATAGCATCTTCCGCCACTGAACCCGAAGCGCCTTGCGCGACATTTAAAGCATCTTGTGCAACGGTAAATTGTTGGATAAGTGGAATAACCTTACCAATTTGTCTAAATCCACCAAGTTCTTCAACAATAGATGAGAATCTAATATCTCTTGGATCTAGTGCTGAAAGTCCAGCAGATAATCTTTTTACAGCCTCAAAAGCGCCAACGAATCTTCCTTCGGCATCTCTAAGCGAGATCCCCAATGATTCAAGTTGTTGTACTGTTTCTGTTCTTTGAATTCTTGTAAAAATAGTTCTTAAACCAGTAGCAATTGTTTCTGCCGATTCTCTCGTTGTAGCGCGTACTGATGTAAATAGAGCAATTAATTCGTTTACACTACCGCCAGCAGCAGCAAACACGCCACCTGTACGACGAATAACTGTAATTAAGTCGGATGATTCTACAGCAAACGCTTTTGATACAGAGTTAATAGCATCTAATGTGGATTCAAGAAATTTAACATTGCCACCAGCAGCAACAGCCTCATCACCAAACTGTCTAATGACAGCAATTGCGCCTTCTACTGTTTCTGTGACATCTTCAAATGATGGACCTAGTGTTGTTTTAGCAAGAATATCTAAAGACTTTCTTGTTTCCTCGGCAGAGAAACCTGCCTGTGCTAATGTAATAGCAACATTTAATAATTCTTTAGAAGATGCGCCCAAGGATGTAGAGAGTCTGGTGACTTCTTGACTGACACCCTCAAGTTGTTTTACAGTATTTCCAGTAACCTGAGACAATGTGACCATTTGTCTTTCAAATGCGATGGCATCACCAACAGCACGTTTAACAGCTTGTGCAAATGAAAGCATTGTGCCAGTAGCTAATGTAATCACACCAAATCTACGGGCGGCTTCAGAAAGGTTTCTATTTAAAAAGCCAAAACTAGTAGCAGCATTTCTAGCGCTACCATTTATATCAGATAATGATCTATTAACTTGAGATAGGGTTCTAGTATTAGCTTCTACGCGAACATCTACAGTCACACCCTGCAATTGACTACGAATTTGTGATATTACTTGGCGAGTATTGGTTGGTGCTTGTAGCTGTAGCTGTGCTGTAAGATTAAACCTTTCTCCCATCTTTGCTCCATAATAAAAGGAGGGGGAAGGTGCGAATTTCCCCCCTTAGTCGGTTTAGTCCTTTGTATTTAATACACAATCAAGCCGGTTCGGCTTCTGTTTTTACCGACCTTTTTTTCCTCTTATTTTGAACATTATTATCGTCATCTTCTTCGCTAGAATCTGATGTGGCAATCGGGCTTCCATCATCGTCTAGGAATGGTTTACGCTCTTTAAGATCTATTCTGACCCATTCTTCTTCGCCATCAGCATTGGTAACAGCAACAACTTCTTTGCCATCACGATTTACGAAGTAAACCTGAGATTGATCTTTATTTTTCTTGCCATCTTCTGTTCTATAGGCAATAAAGCGACCATCTTCATTAATTAATCTTCCATCAATGTCAACTAAGTTACCATCTTTGTCGATCAATTTTAGATCATCATTTACAAACTTAAATTCCTTTAAGAATTTATTTTCTTCAAGATTATTTACATAATTAGGATCAAGATTGTAAAGCATGTTCGCTAAAGCAGAAGAAGCTTCTATAACCCAAGGCTGTGTAGCATTAGCATCATAAGATTCTTGATCTGGAAAGTATTTCTGTTTTGTGTCTGGATTTAACAAACACAGTCTTACTAGTTCAGCAAATCTAGCATTGTCTGCTTGACCTTCAACAGAATTAGTTTCTAATGCATTTTTTTCTGCAAGAAATATTTGAAAGTCTCCTCTTAAAGAGCGTAACTCTAAAGCAATTTGTTTTGCTTCTGATAATTTAATACCACCACCCTTTAATAGATCTTCTTTATTTCTAATATTATCAATATAGTCATCATATTGTTTTTGCTTGCTCTCACTCCATATGCCCTGTTCTGTCATATAGTCATTGAGCTTTTGTTTAAGCAAACCACCAGAATCTAGTGCCTTTCTAAAGGCTTTATTATAGGCAATTTGAGAATCTCTATAGTCCTCTGGTGTTGGCCTTCTAACTAGTACCTTTACGGGTTGATTATTATCATCCACACTTTCGACTAGTCTTTCTTTGTCTTGAATCTTATCCTTCATTTTTATCGTCTCCTTCTTGTTTTAATTGCGATACTGGTAGATTGATCAAGTATTTTTTCCTTGTAATATCATAATTTATGAACTCAGATTCTAAGTTTCTAATCTGAGTATTTCCACGATCCAATATTTTGGCGCGAGCGTCTTCATATAATTCTTGTATCTTTTTTTGTTCCTCGCTACGTTCACCCTCTGAAATAGATAAGCCCCATAGAAATCCAAAATTTTCCTCTATGGTAGATAGAGCGCCGATCATAGTAGTTTGTATTTTCTTTTTAGACATTTTGAATAATTTATCTCTAGACACTTCTTTATTGCGAGATTCTCTAGCAGCTTTTAAGTCTAGTGATTTTTTTAGAAAATTGTTATAGTCATCCATTATCTACTACCCTTTCCTTTTATGCTATTAATTGCCTGTTGATTACGCTGTATAGCAATGTCTTGTTTAATATCGTCAAACTCTGTAAACTTAATTTGACCATTAGCGTTAACTATTTTTTCTGCTCTAGATTTAACCACGTTTCTCGCTATTGGATTATTTAAACCATATATTTCTTGGGCGGCTTCTTGATCTCTAGCAACTAAAAATACTTCTTGTGAATTGGCTATTTTGGGGTTTTTCAACATCGAATTTACTTCTTGTTCTTTTCTGTGCTTATCATGCTCTCTTCTTCTTATTATCATCCAACCATCTAAACAATCATCATCATCTATGACTTTTTCATTTGGGCATTCACTACTCTCATAGATATTATCATACATACAGGAATAAGAACACAAATATAATTGCTCTTTAGTATATTCTATGGATGGCTTATTAAACAAATTACCATGTTTTTTAGAAGCGGCCCACATAGATCTCCAAGGTTCGCTTCTAGCTATTTTTCTAAATTGTTCTACGGTAATTGTTGACTCATTATATTTATCCATAATATATGATATACCATATTTATTCCAATCATATAAATTGCCAGATCCATCATATGTAGTTTTAGAAATAAGCCATACAGATCTAGCAAAATTAGCAACTCCTTCACAGGAAGTATAGTCTAGACAGGATTTTTTTGAACGATATTTAAGCATTCTTTTTTCATTAAATTGAATATTTCTTTTGATACTATTCAATGTTTTTGAGCTAAAGAAATTTTTAAATGCTTGTATTTTTAGTTCTTCAATTTGATTTTCAATTTTATCTGCTTCTTTGTCATCAAATGGTGTCCAAAGATTATTTTCTACTAATATTGGCAACAATTCACTTTTTAATGGGATATTATCAAAATATGCTTTATTATAAGCGTCAGTATAAATATCTACTGATTCCTCTAGTAATTCTCTACATGGCTCATGTATATATAGAACAAGGTCGCCTAGTCTGATACGTAAGCGACCTTGTATTATTCTATATAATATTTGCTCTAGTATTATACTATCCATCCATTATCCAAACTAACAAAATTAAGTGGAACCACCCTGTACTGTTAATACATTGTAGTTAGAATAACTGTAGGTAATAGTAGCATTACCACCACCAGTATCTCCACCAGAATATGATACAGAGGTTAGTTTATTCTTTGTGCCAAGATTTAAAACTGTACCAGCGGTATCTTTGATTGTAATTGCTCTATCTATTAAGTTTGGAGCATTGCCAGAAACATTTATTAAATCACCAGAAGTGGCAATAACTTCAAATTCAGATGTAACTTCGATTGGGAATGTGGCATATCTTGTATATGGCCCAAATCGACCTAGTTCTTGAATATTCTCTTGACCAAAGTCAGTACTTACTGTAATACTTTGAACGTGATAACCACCACCAAGGCCAACTGGATCATCATTCATTTGTGACTTAACTTCAGCTGGTAAAGTAGAGCCTTCTAAATCGACATTGACTCTACGAACAACGCCGGATTTTGGCACATCTTCACCATCAAAATTGGAAGTTGGATTACTAGTCCAAATAGCGTTTGGTGCAGAAGCAATAACACCAGCAGTTGTACCATTCCAGAATCTATCATTACCAACTAGTGTAACAGACTCTGTGGCATTTCCATCTACTGAATAACTATAGCTTACAGAGCTAACGAACATACCAGAGTTCATACATACATTTCTAGGAACACCAGTTCCATTAGATAAGCCATCATCAAATACAGCAACATATACGTCTGATCTAGCCTTAGATGCTGCTACTAAGTCAGTTTTACAAGCGCCGCTAGTAGCAAGATCAAATATAAGCTTGTAACCATCGATTACTTTTTCCAAAGTAACCTCAATATCAGCAACTTCTTCTACGTTTTCATAAATTGCTAATTGACCCATTTCAAAAATTTGCTCAAGAGTAAATGTCGATGTCATACCCACGCTTTGTAGACCGTGTACAATATGCGAAGAAGTAACTGTACCAGTACCTCTTGGGGCTACTGCCACTGCCTGACAGGCATAGAAAATGCGTTGATTAAAAGCCATTATATCTCTCCTATTTTTGTATTATTCCTCTGGTAAAGGTCATATGTATATACACAAAAATTTCTTTATATTGCTTTAACTTGAGTTCTACAGCGACTAGTACCCATATATAGACCCGGAGAAAGTTGCGTGATCGCGCTACCTTTAGAGTCATAAATATAACATTGTCTATAGAAAAAATTATCTATTAAATTAGGATACATTCCGCTTGGCACTGCGTTCGTATTTAATTCATTTCTATAATTAAATGGAAATGTTCCAGATATAGCAACAGATGTGGGGTTAAATAAATGTATAGTTCTATCATTTTGATATAAAATACTATCCATAATATTCATACACTCCCAATGATTTTCTGTGAGTACATAAAATACTATGTCATTATTAACCCATTGACCACCACCCAATTGATAGCCTTGCAGCGATTGTGGAGTTAATACTTCTACAGCTATTGTTGGTAATTGTACTCTAGTTTCCCCCAACTGCGCCCATCCACCAGAATTACTGACTTGAAAGCCATCGTCGTTTCTAAATGAGCCAAGTTGAATTTCTCTAAAAAATGGTATACCTTGCGCTGGAACCACCTCTACCCACTTATGTGAATATTCTAACTGTACATTACTTGTAGTAGAAATAGCTGTATTAAATATTATTTTACCATTTGTATAATCTATATAATATGGCTTAGATACATTACCAGTAGCATAAAAGGTGTTATTAATAAATAAACCAGAAATTGAAATTGGTTGCTGTGTGGTGGCAGATATTCCACTTTCCCAAACCCAATTTTTTCTATATGCCTCCCACACTTTGCCATCACTATAGTTGGGATCATCAACCGGTCTTAATTTATGCCTATTGCCACCATATATGCCAGAATGTGGGATCTTAATATTAAAAAATGAGCCACGATCTAAAAATCCCCAATCATAAAAATAAACAAAGTTATCTAATAAGATATTAGACAGTGTGGAGTCTTGTGCATTGTTTAAATTAGCTAATTTGGTATGAGGACCACCAGCCATTATAATACCCTCTTAATACTTTGTAAAATAGCCTGTTCATTTCGCTTTAAAGCTCTAGTAATAAAATTATCATCAACAGTTCCAGAAAAAGCGCTATTTACTTTAAATGGCCCACCTCTAGTCATTTTTGCTAAACCGGTTCTTCCATATGGGCCATATTCTACTTTTGAATTAACAATAATAACAGTATCCCCAAACGTTAATAACCACTCCAGCCAAGGTAATGATCCATTAATAATTTTTTGATTAGCTTGTGGCAAATTAAATAAATTACTATAGTTATTTGGTTGCATGGTGATCAAAAAACCACCCGTCATTTTATTTGAATTAGTAATCACTTTTTGAGTTTTAAGATTTAATGTTGATACAATACTATCAACTATAACACTAACTGGACTAGATGTTAATCCAAAATCTGCTTTCAATAAGCCACCCTCTACAGATTGCATTTCTGGACTAGATGTTATAGCAGAAACAATGGTTGGTTTTAACGAATTCAATACTTTGCTACTAGCATCATTTAGATATTTTTGAACTGCTGCCCCATATGCGGCATGTATTCTTTTTGCAATCTGTGTATCTGTTTCAGCAATGTTAATTCTAACCATTGATTCGCTTCCAAAAAGTTACTACATATTTAGTATTATTTTGTTTAAAGCCCTGTGGAAAAGATGGCCCAGTTCTTTGATATTTAGATTTATCGTACTTTTCTATTCCATCATAATTTGGTATAAGGTATTTACATTTTTCTATCTTTGGTAAATCTACCATATAAGCAATAGTCTGAATAGACCCATCTGGTACGTCTAGAGGAAATCCAACATTAACCCAAAATCTTTTATCCCAATATATTCTTAGTACAATTTCGTCTGTTGATTCCACAGCTTTAAAGCCTTGTCCATTGCAATATGGGCATGGCATACCGCGCTCAAATGGATATGGTCCATTAGCAACATATACGCTAACTGATCGTGTTTTAGTTCCTAATGTATCAGAACGGCAATTTGGACAATCTTCTTTTTTTTCTGGATATACCAATGTGGCTGTTCTAGTAAATAATAATACAGCTTCATTATATGTATCAAATACTGAACTTGGTATATTTATTGCCATAATTACCCGTTTTCATTTGTTAAATCGGCTATTTCTGTTTCACCTACTTTGATAATTTTGAGTAAAACTTCTCCAAACGCAATAGAGACAACTGGCTGTGGACCAATATATATTGTAGATTCTGGTATAAATGTCATATATCACCATATATCACCATTTCAATAAACAAAATATATGGTATTAGGATCATATGATCCTAACGCGCTATAATTACCAGAAGAAATAGATACAATGTTGTATATTCCGCTTGCTCCAGTGATACCAGTAGTATCTGATTTAATTATTGCTGGCAAAGCAGTCCATGCTGTGGAATTATCTCCAATTTTGAGCATCTTAGTATCCATAGCAAATATTGGTTCACCACTTGCCAATATAGGATTATTGGCTACTAAATTAGTACTAGTGTCTCTTCTTAATCTAATCTTTGGTGGGCGACTCATCCTACCCCTCCATCTACACCAAAGTAATATGCAACATCATCGAATCTAGTATCTAGTTTATTATTTATTACACTAACTGTTTGATCTAGTTGGCTTGCTTCGTATGGTGGAAATGGTGATACTATATTTTTATTAGCAATATCTGAAATGGGATTATTGCTAGAGTATAAACCTTTTGCGCCAGCTATACTAACTACACCCTTTCCACCAGATGGTTGAGAGTTAGCAGAAACAATTTTCTGACATATTGCCATAATAATCTCCTATTGAAAAACATTACCTCTATAATCGAATTGATTTGCGCCAAGTATCATACTGCCGGGACTATATGGACCAAGAATAGCTTGACCAACAAGTGTATTGTTGTATCGATAATCGGTTAACATATCTTCATATTTTTTGCAAAGATCGTTATACAAAACTATTAAGCTCTGTGTAACGCCTCTTAAATCAATAGCCGATGGCCCATCTTTAATAGATATAGAATTGGCTGATTCTGTTTTAACTTCACTACCAACTAATATACATGCAGATTTATATACTGTCATTATAGAGAAATCATAATCATTAATCTCTATCGGATCTGGACTTATTGAAACCGATCCTATATCTATGGTATATTCATTTACAAAATCAGCATCATTTAATACATTAAAAGCTCCGATGACTAGAATCTGTTTTAATCTTTCGTCAGTAAATTTTGCGGCGTCAAGATCTCCTATAATAGATCTTAACATTAAAACTAAATCTAGTTTCCATGACATTTATTGACCCCTTATAAATTTTCGAACACTCTAAAAGTTCCAGTATTTGTTTTATGTGATCCATTTGGTGTTACTACATAAGCCTGTATAGACCATGTACCAGCAACATTTAGATCTCCATTTACAGTAACATATTGAATTTGACCATCTGTTCCAGTATTGGTGAAATTTGCATTTTTGGTATAAGTAGTACCATCTGGTCTTTTAAATGTAAAGGTCAAAGAAGTTGCAGCACTAATATCAGCAATTTCAGTAGTACCAGTTGACGTAGTATCGTAAACGGTCACACGAAAAATTGTACCGATATCATTAATATGTGCTTCTTCTACAAATGCCATTTTTTTTGCCTCCGTAGAATACTACACAATTATTTTTCAACTTCTTTATTTGTATTAGCAGTATCTACTAAAGATTTTAATTTCTCATAAAGTTGACCAACTGGAGCTAAATCAGCACCTTTAAAGACACCTCTTTGTGTTGCCATATCTATTATGGCTAATAGATTAGTAATATCTGTTTGATTCAATTCCATAATTTTCTCCTAATTTAATCTTCTGAAGGTGTTGGCGATTCGGCTACAATACCCTTTTCGATACCAACCTTCTGTATATATAATAGTAACGATTGAATGATATTTGCAAGATCATTATCTTCTACGCTTTTTGCAAGGATGCCCTCAATATTCATCCATATACCATTATTGCCCGGTTCTAACTCTGGAACACCATCAAAAACACCAAATTTGACCATTCTAACAGAGCATGTGGCATCTTGGGCCGGATGAGGCGCACTAATCATCACATCTTGAATCCACAATTTATCGTAGGTTTTTGCTGGAATTACGCTTGGCTCTACTGGTGCTAATACTGGTAAACTCATAAAATTACTCCTCTATAAAATTTGGTGGAATAGTTACTTCTTTTAAATCATCTGTATTTTCTGCGTTTTCTATTCGCGGGTCTTGTATAATATCTCTTAGAAATTCTTTTTTCTTAACAATTTTTTGTATAGTTTCTGTTTGTCCTCGCTCTAGCGCTCTAATATACTGAACATCAAGAGTTTCTAGTAGTGGTTTTCTTTGTTCTCTTAGTTTATTTTTCCAAATATTTTTAGCTATATCTATATTTATAGATATTTTTTTTATCTTAGGTTTTTCGAATTGTATGAGAGCATCTCTATAAAAAGTTGTATTATTATTTTTTTCTTCTATTAATTCTTCTAATGTTTTATCTGATCCGTATCCATCTGGATTATTAAAGTCACAACTCCAAGATTCAAAAAAATCAAATTCTTTATTAAAAAAACTAATATCATCTAAATTAGTATCTATATAAAAAAATGGAATATTTTTTTCTATTCTATACATTCCAAAAATTATAGGATCTATATTTTCTATTGGTACAATAAATTTTTGTGCTATATGATTTTCATATGGATATATAAAAAATTTTGACATAATAATCTCCTAATTTACCATGCTAATATTAAATCTATTATATTGCCATTAATAGGACTTCCTGCTGAATTTATGGCATAACAGTAAAATCCCCATGTATATTTTTGTGTTCCATCTATATATACTGTTCTAAAACCAGTTGATGCCACAGCGTATTGAGCGTGTGGCGCATCTTGATCTATATAAATTATATATTGTCCAGTACCTATACGATCCACTGTTACAATATTATAACTATTTGCTGGATTATTAATTGGGTCTGTTGCTGAATCACCAGCAAAAGATACATAGGCTTTAACAGAAACTCCGGGTGTAGTTTTGCCTACATCTGCGGAAAGTCTTGTAGCACTTGCACAACTACCAGTAATGCTGATTCCCCATGTTCCACTAGCATTGCCTCCTGTAAGAGTAGGAGCATAACTATTATAGTTACTGCTATCAAGTACAGTGGCTATTGTACCACCACCGTAGGTTTGTTTACTAATGTAGAATGCTCCACCGGCCCAATACCACTGCCAACCAACTCCATTAATATGGATGCCTGTATTATTAGAATTAATCATTAAACTAGCATTATATGGACTTCCAGAATATGAATCAAATTCTAAACCAGCCCAGCCATTTCTTGTTCCTGCTATTCTCCAAGGCCCATAACTAGCATTATTAGGATAAAAATGCGCCCCATTTAATGCAGAATACAATCCACTATAATTCGTAAATTCTATCCATTCTCTACTATAATTTCTACCAGTTGTATCCCAACCAATAGCATTTACTCTATTGAGATTAGAAGTACTATCTGGATCTAAATAATATCCCGTATTATTACTATCATAAAATATTGGCGCTCTAACACTAGCATTAGATTGTACAATACTAGCTGTTGTTGTTCCTCTTCCTGTAACGGTTCCTAAAGTTTCTCCACCTGCTGTTCCAGAACAGTTTCCACTCAATGTAGCAGTAATTGTTCCGGCGCTAAAATTACCAGAAGCATCACGCGCCACAATTGTTGAACCGGTATTTGCGCTCGTAGCATTAGAAGTTACTGTAAAAGTAGTATTTCCACTTTGATTAGCGGTAAAAGAAGCTGATCCACTCAAACCGGTTCCAGAAACATTCAAAGTGAGTGTTCCATTACCAACATCTGTAATTCCATAACCAGATATTGTTGTAGGATTAGTTCCACCAGTAATTCTACCCTTCGCATCTACTGTAACACTTCTATATGTTCCAGCAACTACCGTAGTATTGGTTAGTGTAGGATTAGGATATGTTCCAGTTAAATCACCGCCAGCAGCTCCTGTTGGAGCGCGAGAATCACTTAGTCTACTATCATTTCCTTGACAAAAAGTATTGGCAGTAGTGCCGAATGAACCAACAGTAATAGCGCCCCCTGTGGTTGTTATCAAAGGCAAATTAGCCGTAGAACCTATGGCTCCAGCATTTGTTATATTACCGTGAACATGACTAGAAGAACTTTTACCATCAATCTGAGTTTGGATTGCACTTGTTACGCCTTTTACATAAGTTAATTCTGTAAGACTAGGATAAGTTGCTGTACTTAAAGATATAATATTTTTATTACTATCAAAACTTGCTATGGTACTAGCCGTTTGACCACTTAGATTCAATGCAGCAGTAAATAGTCCATTGCCAACAACATGCAATTTGGCAGATGGAGTACTGGTTCCTATTCCAACATTCCCAGCAGAGGTTATTCTAGCCACTTCCGTTAAAGAACCGCCAGTACCAGTTGGTGTTGTTCTAATCTGTATATCTGTTCCGTGATTTGTAGATGACCAGTTTTCTGCTGCTCTAAAATTAATTGTGCTTCCAGCAAAATTTAATGAACCGTCATATCCATAAGCCCCTATGCCAGCAATAGAATTACCGCTAGATGGCGTTGATGTTATTCCTATGGCGATACCGGGAGTGGCTGATCTAGAAACTTGCAATCCATCTGATGAACTAAATGATGTTGACCCAACTAATAAAATACCACTAGTGTTATTAAAAGATAGATCACTTTCAGCATTAATACCAGTAGTTGTTCCATCGCTAGTTAATAATCTATTATCACCATAATTTGAAATAACGGTTCCACCACTAACGCCGGTATGTGCTATTGTTAAAGTATTAGCATTATCATCATAACTAATATTAATACCACTAGTTCCAACTAATAAATTGTTTACTCTGTCATCAACAGCTTCATTCCAATTAGTAATATCGGTATTTAAATGAGTATGACCAGATAAACTTACTCCAGTATTGTTAACGCTTAATGATGTAAAGTTACCACTAGTAGCAGATAATAGTCCATTATTAATGGTTAATCCATTTGTAAATGTATGATTAGCACTAATAGTTCTGGCTTCATTTATATGAACATATTGAGCATGATCATCGTCACCCAAGCCGAATAAATTACCGTGATCATTTTGTGGTACACCATAAGTAGTTGTAAGAACGCTTCGTCTTAAGTCTAATATGCTTTGTAAACTACTTTTTGGAGTATTGGTAAAAGTATTATTTGTTAAGAAAATTAATCTGTATAATGGTCGTAGCTCATTTGTTGGAATATTTGTTAAATCAATGTCGGTCCAGTTATTATGATTTTCCGCACTACCCAAGCTGCTATCTTCTCTTTGTCCCATAATTGACAATATAGGATCATTAATATCATTTGTGGCAACAAGCCACATTGCAAAATATCTATTATTTGGAACATTAATAACTGACCAAGTTCCACCAGAATATAAATTATATAATGCCCTTGTAGCATCGTATTTAACTGGATATGGTGTTGAAGAATCTCTTACCCACTGACCAGTAACACCACTATGATAATATACTGGAAAGTATCCAGTTGGATATAATTGTTGGGTAAATTCAACACCGTTGTCGCCGTCCATTATATTAATAACTATATCTTCTTGGTATAGAGTACCATCGCTAACACTTATTTGCGCATGACTATTTGAACTACCATTGCCTAATAAAACATAATTACCAATACTGAGGCCGTTGATATATTGCATACCAAAAGTATTGTGAATCCACTTATGAGTGGAACTATCCATTCTTATACCATGACGTTCTTCTCCAAAAAACGTACTTTGGTTAATATTAGCATTCCAATGAATATAGGCAATTGGTACATCTGTATCAAAATTAAATTCTGTAGTTTTATTGTGTAGTTGCTTAGTTGCTACATCAAAATGTAAATAATTTAATGCTGTACCACTACCAATGACAACTGTCTCAGGTGCTGTCTTAGTAAATTTTACTCCCTCGATATAAACATCATAACTAGAACCACTTGGTTGAATGGTAAAAGTTCTAGTAGAGTCATTAAAACTTAAAATACTATCAAGTCTATTAACAAATCCTTGAGGCTCAAGACTTAATTCGTTAATCTCAGTATGAAGATTATTTATTATCAAAGCATTTCCGCTATCATTATATGATAATTGAACGCCGGTTCCTTCTATTAATAAATTATTAACTCTATCATCTACGGCTTCAGAAAAATCAATAATATCAGAAGACATATGCATATGACCACTAAAACTTACGCTGACGCCACTAATATTTAAATTATCAAAATTACCATTTTCAATATAGCAATTTCTAAACTTTAAATTAGAAGCACCTATATCATAGACTCCACTCATTAGTGGCAAGAAATGACCATCGGAAGATATTTTTAATACACCAGTAGCGGGATATGGATCAGCTGATGATACGCCAAAAACTAATCCAGCTGGATTTGAGCCACTACTAAATGGACCCTCTGCTTCAGAGTTAATAAATGAAGAAATATAAGTTGCTGAATATCCATCAGATTCTGCTGGAACAGCAAAATTTACTCTTCCTATAATATCTCCACTAGTAATTATACTATCACCAGCAGCATTTTGTAATGTTAAGCTATACATGTTATATTATATACCAGTTGGCTCCGTTACTTACGACTGTTAATGTTTCATATATATGATATAGTCTAAATTCTGTAGATCCATCAATTGTATCAGATCCAGTTCTTGAAATGATAACATTATTAGCAGAACTATCGATTCTTTTTACTACTACAATTTTACCAGCTGTATCATTTTCTGGTAAAGATAGTGTTAAATTACCAGAAGTGCAGTCAGCCAAAGTAATATCTTTATCTATAGTTTTGCTTGATGTTACTGTTTCAACTGTTCTACTTCGTTTAGATTCGGTAATGCTATTATTTTTTACAACGCCACTTACAAAATTAGTTGCAGCAACAGTGAAATCTATTGTATCGCTATCTATAAAATAGATACCTTCACCATTATCGATTTGTTGAGATGTGGTGCCATCGGTAATAGTGAAATTACTCATAGCCAAATTAGCAAAATTAGATTTACTTATCTTTCTGAGCGATGTTCCACTAGCAACTAAGAAATAGTGATCGTCATATGCTACAGTTGCTTCAGTTTGATCTGTAATAGCATCTGCTGTTAATGCGACAGATATGTTGAGATCCGAAGAACCATCAAACATACCAGATCCAGAAATCTGATTTGAAACTTGTATATATCTACCATTAGTTAATGATGCGGCACTCCCATCTATATCTGCTACAATTATACCCTTTGTGCCAGATACAATCTCATTAACAATCGATGCCCCAGTTACGAAAATGAATTTACTAATACTATCATCGTAACCAAAAAATCCCTTTTTGGCAGTTCCATCATAATAATTAAAAGATATACCACGATCTTTATTGTCATCAGTAGATGGTGAACCACTACCTAACAATATAATAGGATCTTCAACAAGAACAGTAGTGGAATTTACCGTAGTTGTTGTGCCATTGACAGTTAAATTTCCATATATACTAACATCACCGTCTGAAGCAATAGTAATAGCATTGGGGGTTCCATTACTGCCCAATGTACCATTATTTTGTAATTTAATATTTGATGCTGACAAATAACCGCCACCAATGGTAAAACTGGAATCTGATTCATATAAAGAATCTGATGACGGCGTTCCAAAATAAACTATGCCGCTTGGTATTCTAGAATAAGGCTGAAATGACATAATGCTTCCTTTATATGATATTAAGTGATAAACCAGTTATTATTATTAGAAGTAATATTTATACTTTCATATGCGTGAAATACTGTATATGGATTCTGACCATCTACAGTTTCCATACCAGTGGCCCTAATATATAAGTCATTATTGCCAGTAATTTTTTTGATAGTAAAACCTTTGCCACCTAATCCAGATGCTGTAGGTATATACACATTTATATTTGATGATGAACAATCAACAAAAATTTTGTTATTAGATTTAGACACAGTATAGTCAGAATTTATATTAACATAATTATTATTGATTTCTCCAGAACTATAAATGGCAATTCCAGATATATATGATATATCTTGAGTAACAGACGATGACAAAGCCGAAGTCTGTATAGATCCATCATTGAATCTAATACCAGACGGCCCAATTAATGTTTGATCTTCTTGATTTTTATATACAGCTTTATCTGCTGGATATGTTAAAAATACTACGCCACTACCACCAAGATTAATTTTTGATCCAGACTGAGTGCTTTGTAGTATATAATCTCTAGATATGCTATTGTTTTGATAAGTGCCAATACCAATCTCAAATTTATCATTTTCTTCTATACAATAATAGGTTATATCTCCGCTAGCCAATACATTATCAAACCTTCTAAATCCATCTGTATTACCGACTAATGATAAAATACCAGAACCAACAGTAGTAGTATTTTCTCTTACTCTATCTGATAATTTTAATGGCATAGTTATCTTCTCTGTGAAAAATCTATTAACTTATTAATCTGCAATGTAAAATTAATTTGTTTATTTATATTTGATTTACTTAATGTGAAGGATAAAATTTTATTCACATTTAAATTCTTGTATATTGTAGCATTCATAGCAACTATAAATTCGTGTAGGATATTTCTACTTAATGAGAGCGAGTTTACTAAATTCATACTCAAAGAAAAATTCTGTATTCTATTGAAATAAAGTGGAAATGTTAATGTAGCTTTATTTAAAAATAGTTTTACAGAACCAAAAAATGTTCTTGGTTTTTTCCCATCATCAGATATTGGCAAGCTTGACATAGAGTTTGCGCTGAACATGTTGTCCTCCAATATCTCATACACATAAATAAGAGAAGGCTACCCCGAATAACGAGGTAGCCTTATTCTCTTTAGATGTTATAAGACATCAGAACGAGCCAGCGAGAACTCGTCTGTTATCTAGCACACCAAAACCAATTTCAGCCCAGCCATAGTAACCCTGACGCTGATGACGATGAAGACTTTCATCTTCATAGACTTCAACTTCTTTCTTAACAGGCATTACAAAGCTATCGTTTTGATTCTGATCAAGACCAATCACAAGTTCAACGTCGCTGGACTCAAGTGAGCCACCGAGATCGCTTGTGAAATATGTTTGATATTCTTGACCATCACCAAACTCAAACACATCGTGTAGATTTACACCGAAGATGCGTGTTATAGCTGGGCCATTGTCGGCGGCTACATAAATTTCTCTACGAGAAACTTCATCTAGCTGATCAACACCCCAGTTACGAATATCTTCGACAGCTTCTGGAGAGCAGTATAGATCTGTAAGACGGCCGGGAGCAGTAACACTGTTACCACCACCATTCCTTCTCATAACTGTCTTCATTAAGCTGACAAGACGCTTTGTAAATTGACCACCAGCTGCATCATTGTCGAACACTAAAATATTACGGTCAACAGCAGCAGCGAGTAGTGTGTGCCAACCGTCATCATTGATCTTCTTAACAAATGATGCTTCTAGAACCTGCATAGCGCGAGCTACTACGTTCCAGTTAGCTTCACGGGCATACTTTAAAAGAAAGTCGATTGAGCTACTAATGCCATAAGTATTTACCATGACATAATCACCTTCGACATGTCTTTCTGGAATTCTACCATTGCCGGGATTGGTATAGGCAACATGATCTGCCTCAGTACCGGGGGCAAGTAGATCCAATGGGAACTCAGGTGTAGCACCCGGCTCTAGTGGCATAGCTTCGAAAATCGAAGTTACAACATCACCAAATAAAACACCCTTACGAATTGGTGTTTCAAGGGCTTTGGCGATTTCCCTTTGAGCGGCCATTGCGACTACCTTATCAGAGCTTCCCGAACGCTTTAGCAATTCGATAAACTCAGGTGTTGGTCTTGTTTTCATCTTTTACATCTCCTTTTTAATTAACTCAGGTATTTGTATTTGGAAGGTCGATATAGACTTTAGCATAGCCATCTTCATCAGCGGCTGATAGAAAACGACCAACAAGTCTTGTTGAACCGTCTGCATCAGTATTATCTGTCGAAACATTTGTAGTAGCAAGTCTACCACTATGGGCAAGATAAGCAGGAGCGCCTGCTGTTACTGTACCCAATAGATTGTTTGTAACAACATAACCCTTTTGGAGTAGTGTTACCTTGCCACCCTTTTGTACCTCGTCCTTATGCTGGTTAAGATGCTGTCTTGTTAGATCAATATCTACCATGTCATTTATAAGAAGACCAACAGGAATTTTACCCGATGGATTAGCTGCGTATGTTACTAGAGCAGCACCGTTATCCATAGCGGCACCAGATGCGCCAGTGCTAAGAGAAACAACGCCACCGCGAGTAGCAGATTCGTTCATGAAAAACGAAATATCTGTCTGCAAGACACTTCTATCAGTTTTTAGAGCCATTATTCATTCTCCTTAGTAAAAGTAATTCTCAGTTGTCTTTGGTTTTTGGTGTCGATCTTAAAATAGAACCAAGCCACTCGCTTGCAACGGCGCGAAGTGATTCAGATTCATTTTCTTCAGCAGCTTCAGCAATAGAAACTTCTACTGATTCTTCTACTGAATCTAGATCTTTTTCTGAAGCCTGAGAAGCATCAACTTCTTCGTCTTCTGATTGAGCCATAGTTGTATCCTTCTTATCTTTCTTGACTGACTTTTCTTCAGTCATATACTTTGCCTTCTTCTTCATTAAAGCTACAACCTTGGCAAAAGTTTCATCATCTGAATTTTCAAAATCAGAAACTGTCGCTGAAGCTTCTTCTGCATCAAGACCAACTTCCTCTAGTTCAGCCTTACGCTTCATCATTGCCTCTTTCTTTTTCATAACAGCCATTTCTTCTTTCATTTCTTTCATCTTTTTTTCCATAGCTGTCATTTCTTCTTCTTTTTTCTTCATATCTGTAGAATAATGCTCTTTAGCTTCTGTGAGTATATTAACTTCCTCGACTTTTGAAGCTAAAGAAGATTGTAATTCTTTGATTGTTTCTTCGTATTCTGTGGTCTTGCTTGTTGTTAATTCAGCCTTTAGAGCTTCATTAGCAGACTTGACCTCGGCTAATTCCTTTTGCAAATCAATAATTTGCTGGGTCATATTATCGGGCATTTCATTCTCCTTGATTACGTGTATTTCTAAGGCACAAGCCTTGGATTCATCGAAAAATTGATTTCCTTCCAATATTATGCTACGAGGATTAGCTGGCTTTGAAACTAAGCCTTTACCAGAGAACGATAAGTTTCTTAAAAGCCTGCCAACTTGGTAGTTTTGATATGTTCCAGTTCCTCCATAAGCTTTAAGGTGTTTTGTTAAAAATGCTGAACTTTCATTTCGTGGTATAACGCTTGCTTTTCGATTGCTATCTATAACAGCATAGTCAAAAGCTGGAAATAAACATTCCATAGATACAAACCATTTGCCTTCTTCTATTTCGGCAACGATTTTATCCATGCGTTCTTTTTGCTCTGCGTCTGTCCACGATGTATAAATTACAGAAGTTGTAAGAATATTAAACTGACTTGGAACTTGAACATTGTTTTCATTTATTGGATTGCCTTCAAAATCAACTACAGCATTTCCAGTAATATGACCAATAATATCCTTTTCATTATGCATAAAATTAAATGGCTTGTCTTCTGGTGTATTTCTAGCATTCCACAGTTCTTGTGGATCGAATACATCATCATTTTTATTCCAGCCAGTACTTACCAGAATTGATTTTAAATAGAAAAGATCTATTTGATCTTTATTACCGGCTTCTAAGGCTTGTGTTGAGTTAAGCTTATCTATAGTATCTGTTTTTTGTTGTGCGTTTGGTGTATACTTTTCTGCCAATGAACAATATGCAATTGTATTACTCGATGATAGAGCTTGCTCTAAACCATCTAATATTTCTTGTTTATATATTTTCATTCAGTAAGTACCTCCAAAAAAATACTACACAAAAAAAACCATTAGTGGAGTTTATTCATTATTTTTATCATATTCACACAATGCAGAAGCATAAATAAATTTCAATTCATTAGTTGTTGCATGTCTATTATTGTGGGTATTGAATGCCTTAATTTGTAAATTAATCTCATTCATACATTGTGTTGGTATATTTTGCTTACTATCAAGTATAGTCTTAATACCATCTTCGGTAACTGATTCAAATATTTGCATATTAGAAAATACTCGTAGTTTTAAATGATCCAATTGATTAAGTTCGTCTTTATTTAAACTACGTATATTTGGTTTATTAAAATGTTTTAAAGCTACTGGATTTAAAATATCAGCAATTTGGTTTTGGGCGTCAATACCCCATAATAATGCTGTAGATGCTTCACCAGTTTTTGGCAAGACACGCTTTTGTTTACGTTTTTGGGTATCCCTAGTAAATGGTGGTCTACCGGGGGTTTTTACTTCTGTATTTTGCTTTTGTTGTGGAACATTAGGTATTGAATTTTCGGTAACTACAACAGCATCTTTAATTGGTAAATCAATTTCTTCAAAATATTCATCAGACAACATATCTTTATTAAGAGCGATTTTTTCAATCTCGTTTTTATGTTGAGGATTATGAAAAGGACTAGCTTTTTCTGGAATAATATCTGCTTTTCTATCTCGCTCTTCTCGCCTCACTCTTACTCTTTCTATTGATGGCAGTTCTCTAAATCTCTCTAATAATGTTTCTTGAGAAATTATGTCTCTATCAGCTAACTGAATAAGTAATTGTTTTTGTGCAGCTTCGTCAGATAGAACTATTGAATCAAAATGAATTTCTGCTGGAAATCTAAAATTCATAGCCTTACGAACTATTTCAATTTCTTTACGCCAAAATTGCGCAAGTATTTCTCTACCATATTCTAGTCTTTCAATCAATGTTTTTAAAGAAACATAATTATTAGTATATCCGCCATTACTAGTTGCCCCAGTTAATGTTGGTGGGATACCCAATCCCGCATATATGCTAGTTAATACTGGTTGATATTTTTCTGATCCTAAAAATCTATAAACTTGCGATTGACTTTCTGTAAACTTTAATTCTGGACCCCATACTAAATCCATAGTTCCGCCACCAACGTTGCTTGCTAAAATATCTCTTAATTTATTAATAGCGGCTTTAGTTGGTATAATTTTATTATCTAAATCTCCAATAGTCCATAATCTGACATTAGAAATTGCGCCATCTAAAGCGGCTAGATCTGCAAGTTTCATTTTTTCTAACATGATAATATCGTCTAATATTGCATATATCATAGGATTGGCCCATAATAACCAATCATCTTTTTTATAATGATAAAACGATACTTCATCTAAATTAAGTGGTATTCTTCTGTCGCCACCTTCTATTCTTTTTTGTAGATCATTTGGCAAAGTCTTGAAAATTGCTTTATTGCCTTCTGTACTTTTAGTCAAAGACTCATATGTATACTTTGAAATATTTAATACATATTCTGGTTTACCAACTATGTATCCACCATAATTTACAACATCAATAGCAATCGGATTGAGAAAGTCATATACCCAAGGTATCTCTCTTCTTTTTACCTTCGTTATAGACAAATCTATATCTGCACCACTGGTCTTTAGTATCTCTTGTTCATTTTCTCTATTTAATTTAGCTGTTCTTCTTTTTACAACTACGTTACCACATCTATAAAGATAATTCAAAAACCTTTCAGATCGATCAACACCACCTATTTGAACAAACCATTTTCTATAAAATCTTTCAACATTTTTATTAGGATGAACAATTGTTAATCCTTGAGCCGCAAAATCGCTCATTAAATCAATAACATTTCTAACGATGCCAACTTTATCATAAGCCTGCATACACATCTTAATGATGCGTTTTTGATAATTTGAAACATGTTCACCGGGCCTAAAATTATCATAGTCTTCTCTAAGAAAAGAAGTTCTAACAGATCGATTTGGCTCAATGTCTAAATAACTAGTACGCCTGCCATAGGCTACAGCTTTTTGTATACCATCATACGCTTCAATATTGTCATGGGTTTGGTCATACGCTGCTTGTTTTTGAGTTTCACTTTCCCATGTCTTGTATAATGGTTCTTTTGACATTAGTATTGATCTCCGATTAATGGTATTGTCAATTGTATTATATTATATTTTACACAATCAATATAGATTTTGCGTTTTTTCAGTAAACCAATTTGGTCCATAAAATAATTTTTCATTGTTAAATTTTGATGCTTTATCAGTCATAGCAAAACCGCCTATAGCACCATACTCAATATTTTGCTTATATATGACATAAGATCTTGCAGACATATTAGCCATTAATAATGCTGAATATCTATCTTTTCTAAGTCTGCTTTTTTTTCCTGCTGCTAATTTTACCTCTGGTGTGTCCCATCTTTCTCTGCCATTTGTAGTTTGTGTCATAACAATCATAGATAATTCATCTTTTAATTCTTCAATTTCCATTACGCAGTCTTCCAATGTATCATATAATCTATTAGCAATTTTATCTTCTTCTATAGATAATCCAATACTAGCTGAATCAAAAAATGGGAATAATAATACTTTATCTTCAAAGTCTTTTCTCATGCCGTGATTAGCTTCTGCTAGCCAATCAGCCCTAGCAAACTGACATATACGCAATATATGTAATCCATTATTATCATCAGTATCTTTTGGTTTATCTTCTTCAATTGTCGGCCAAATAGCCACTTCGTCTGATTGCATTTTATCTCTATCGTGCAACGCCTCCATTACGGCAATACCACCGCCCTGCGCATCAATGGCTATTTCAACACATGGAAATGTACGCATTAGAGAGCGAATTTTTTTAGCACAATAGGCATAAAAATCGTCTTCATCTGTAATTTTAGATTTAATCTGATTTTTATGTTGCTGTCTAGTCGTGGTCCAAGAATATACTATTCTTCTATGGTCGGCATTTAATTCAACTACAATAATACTAAAATTATCCACTTCAGAAGCTGGGTCTACACCAAATATATACTTTTTATTTGGATCGCCTTTTAGCATTGCACCAAAATGTATTTCACCAGATGGTAAAGTAATTGGATTGGTCATTGATGCAGTACATGATTCTAGCAAGCTTCTTTTAAAGAAACCTTGACTATCAGTAGTAAAACATGCACCATATTCCATATTATATATACCAGAGTGTATTGTGGCTTTAGCTCTTGCTATTTGGCCTTCATCCATAAATCCATCTGGTAGTTTAGTTACTGGCATACGTATAATAGAATATTCTTTCCAATCAAATTCACTTGGTATTTCATCGCCAAAAATTTCCTTTAACGCATGTGGATCGCCTTTGCTTTGTATAATTGATTTATATCTTTTCCAATAATCTGAAAAATGATTAAAATCATAATAAGCAGTTCCAGATAAAACAATTTGATTAGATTTTTCTATTGAATTATTTACATCTACATCAATATTAATTCCTAACTCTTGAGCCTTTTTAGCCCTTGCTTTACTTTTTACTTTATCTATTGGAGATGCGGATACGGCAGCGAAACCAGCAACAACATTTTCAAATATATCTCTAGGAATACTAGCAAACTCATCAGCAATAATATCATTTGCTCTTTGGCCTCTAATTTTACTGCCATCCCCAAGTGGTAAGCACGTAATAGTACTTTGATTAATATGCATAACACATCTATCCACATCTCTACGTGGACCACTATTATTGTCACATAAGTCGCGCAATATAGGAGCATTCTTCCAGATTGTATCCATGTATTCAAAAAGAACTTTAGACTGTCTAAATGCAGCACCAACTACTACTATTTTTCTTGCTGGCATAAACATGGCTCTTAAAAGTGGGTATATAGATAATAAGAAAGATTTACCCATGCCACGACTTCCAATAAGCATTGGAAATTTTCTATGCCATAATTCATGCAAGAAAAGAGCTTGAAATGGAGAGATTTCAATATTCAGTATATATTTACAGACAAATGAAAAATACTCTGGCCGCATCATTAGCCAAGCTATTCTTTCTAATAGATTGTCGCTGTCAGAGACATCTACAACAAAATCCATAGGATTAAATAACTTAGATTCATTTACATGAATACCAAGCCAAGCATCATTAATTATCTGTTGTTGTTGCATTATTTATTAGAAAATCTATAACTTCTTTATTTCGTGGATCATCAATACATCCAATAAGTAAAGTAGCCATAGAGTTTACAGCCTTTTCCTCTTCTTCCCTTTTTTCCAGCCCCAGTAGTGACCAAACCCCATGTAATATTTCATGCAATAAAGTATCCCTCATTACTGATAAATGCGTCTCACAATATACTCTTATTACTCTTTTATCAGTGCAACAATCTCCATATGTGTCAGTATAATCAAATAATTCTTTTGGAAGAGGTTCAATAACAAACTCATGCCCCATAATAAATACCCTGCTAGGTAGTTCCATGTGCATTATTATTTTCCTTATGAAAAAGTTCATTGAGCCTTTTAAATAAACTATTACAGACTAAAAATGCATTGTTTTTATTTCCACAAAAAATAATTTTTGTATTATACCATATTTGAAATTCTAGTAAGCATTTAAGAAGATATTTACCAGTAACTTTAACTTGACTTCTAGAAGTTCTTGGCACCCGTGATCCTTCTGGATATTTTAATATATCATCAACATTGAATTCACAAATTATGAAAGAAAATGCATAATCTTTCATACGCTCTATTTCTGCATTAAATGCGCCCTTTTTTCTGCCTAGATTCATTGCTATTTCTGAAACACAAGCTTTACGCTCCACGCAAACTACATCTTCAAAACCTTCTAATGTATAATCTCCTGTATGTAATGTTTTAATCTCCATACCTATACAAGCATCGTATGGAGAAAAAAACCATCCATCCTGCTCTCTAGTATCTTTAATTACTTTATAGCTCGGTGGCATTACTTTTGAGGTTTCTTATTGTTGCTAAATTTTTATCTGAGTCAAATGCAAATGATAAAACACCAGACCTTCTCTGCGGCTTGAATTGATCATATAACTGATTATAGGTCGCTCCATCCATCGATACTGTAAGCAATCCACCAGCTTTAAGATTTTGAATTTGCTCTTGTGTGGTTAGTTGTTTTACAACAGGCTTTGGCGAAACTGAAACATCTATAGGAAATTCGACTTTTTTAATGTTTGTATCTAATTTGTTATCCATCTGCGTTTCTCCTTATAATTTCGTTGAAATAAGAGATATAACACGATTCTTTGCCACTTATCTCCTCATGACAGTTTTTGCATAATGTAATTCCATTAGAGACATCGAATCGTAGTGAAGAAGCAGATGACCACTTTATAATATGATGGACATGAAGCTTCTTCTTTTGTCTACACATTTGACATGTAGATTTATCTCTCTTCAGTACCTCTTTTCTAAATGCTTCATATGCTGGGTCTTTATAATTTCGCTTCATTTATATCGTTATTTACCATTCTTTGAACGAGTTTTTTGAAGCTGATATTTGGAATCCAGCCAAGCATTGTATTTGCTTTAGTAGCTTTTCCTAAAAGATAATCAACCTCGGATGGTCTATAAAACTCTGGATCTTGTACGACAAGATTATTCCAATCATTAATTCCTATATAATTAAATGCCTCATTTAAAAAGTCCCTAATACTATGTGTCTCATTTGTAGCAATAACATAGTCTGAAGCATTTGGCTGTTGTAACATAAGCCACATCGCCCTTACGTAATCTTCAGCATGACCCCAATCCCTATGCGCCTCTAAATTGCCCAATCTCAATGCTGGAAAAGTCGGCTTATTATTAGAATTATACCACCTGCCAATCCACTTAGTAATCTTACGTGTTACGAATTGTTCTCCGCGTCTTTCAGATTCATGATTGAATAATATGCCACTACACGCATAAAGCCCATAAGAATTACGATAATTATCTACTAGATGGTGTGCAGCAAGTTTAGCAATAGCGTATGGACTTTGTGGTTGAAACTTGGTATTTTCATCTTGATATTTAAGACCATTGTTAGTATCATAATTTCTACCAAACATTTCGCTAGAAGATGCTTGATAGTATTTTACATGCTGGGTAAGATTTAAACATCGTATTGATTCTAGAATATTTAGACATCCACCAGCGGTTATTTCCCAAGTTAAAGATGGCTGTTTAAAAGAAGTACCAACATGCGATTGAGCCGCCAGATTATAGATTTCATCTGGAGTATTTGACTTTATAATATTTGAGACACAGAATTGATCACTAATATCGCCCTCAATAATATCTAGCCTATTGTTATCAATATGCTTTAATCTCTGTGTTGTATCTACCGACACTCTTCTTGCCACGCCTGTAACATGATAGTTCTGTTTTAATAAAAACTCAGCTAAATAACTTCCATCTTGTCCAGTAATCCCAAATACTAAAGCTCTTTTCATAACCTATGTTCCTTATTCTTGTATGGTGTCCGATGTTAAAAATGGCTGGTCTACTTGTCCGTCCTCATAGGTGTGATATTCTGATAAGCGTTCTTTTTCGTATTCCATTGCCAATCGCATTTTTTCCATTTCTATTCCTATCGTAGTTCTATATTGTGGATCAGTAGCTATTTTTTTTACTAGTGAAGCAAATGTTTGCTTAGAATCTTCAATCGCTTTAATTCTTTGTTCGCGTGTTCCTTTAAGATCCTTTAACATTGTTGCTTTACGTGACTGTAGATCTTTATAGTCTCTAGATAATGTTTCTTGTGATGCGCGTAACATTGCCACCTGACGCTCTAAATTGACTATTAGATCTACGTCGCGCATATCTTTATCTTTTGCTTTTTCATCCTGTATTAGACGCTCATTGAGAACAATTTCCCGTTGGGTATCTTGTTGGCCCCTTAGAATTCTATTCATCAATATTTCTAATTTAATAGTATCCACTATTTGCATTTCTTCAGTATGGAACACATCGTCTTTAAACTGACTCCACATTTTCTTAAAATGAAACTCAAACATTTCTAATTCTTCTGGAGAGAATTGTGAAAATAGCTCTTTATAGTAAGGCTTAGTTTTTAATTCATTTGCAACTTCAGCTTCTTTTTTTTGCTTAGTAGAAAATCCGATCTTCAGACCGATCCAATTACGAATAGATTCTGGATCTCTATCTAATGCTTTGGCTATTTCAATACTCGAAAGAACCTCGGCATTCGCCTCGATAAATTTCATTTCATCAGTAGTAAATCTACCCTTTTTCATTATCTTCACCTTCGTTTAATATTTCTTTGATGATGTTAAGAATTATAGCCTTACGGCTTTTAGGCAAAGGAGAGTTTGTCTTGAGTTTAAGATAGTCGCGGCGATATTTGGCGGGAAGTTTCTCATCGATATATTTTAAGATCTCAGTTATGTGAATATTATTTGGGGCGTCTTCTTTAGAAGATACAGCATATATATTATCTATACCAATAGGTTCAAGAAGGTGTTTTTTGCGATCTTGTATTTGTTGGGCGCTACCAATATCTAATCTATAGTAATTATCGCGTTTAAAATTCTTTAATCTATTTGAGATGTGGGTAAATAAGAAATTTGACAATGGGCGAGATTCATCATACTTTTCCATTCCGTCTATTCCTATAATTACGGCCTCTTGGAATATATCGTCAACCTCATATGATGCAAAAACAAATTTGGGGGCCAGTTGTCGGGCGATCTTAGTTATAGTATCTATGACTTCTTGTTCTGTGAGATTTTTAGGAATTTTCATCTTCAAGCCTTAATTTTTCCTCTAGGGCTTGTTCGTATGGAATTCCATGAATAGTGTGTGGTGGCGAGTATGATGTATAGTTCCCACTGGCGAATAAATCAGACATATCTACATCTGGAACGGGCTTACTTAATATCTCACGAATTTCCCTATCTAGCTGGGCCATACTTTTAGTTTTAAGTTGGGCCTCTATATTCTGTGTTTTTTTCTTTGGCATTTTTGGTTTCCTCCGTAGCTATTATATGCAGTGTGGTTCAATAGATGCACAATATTCGTATCATTGGCACAATCTGAAACTATTAGGTTAGACATATTTGATATCATGTTGTATTGCGAGTGAACCACCCCGGTGTTTTACCTAGATTACCAGACTTACCTATTTGAACAGAAAACCCCCTATGGCCCCCCATTTTTATCCTAAGTCTATATGTGGTAAGGACTTATGTCATGCAAGAAAAATTCTCAAAAAAACGTTTGTTCAGTGTTGACGACTCAAGAATCTTTGGTATAATGTCGATATGAGAAATGAGGGACAAATGACTTACTGGACAAGCAGAACGAGCGACCGATACGTTGTATACCACAATGGAAAGATTGTCGGAGACTACTTGACATTTGATCAGTGCTTCGCCCTTGTGTGTTCGCTTCGATCCTAAATAAAAGATTCTGTAGAATAGAGACAACACGAAAGGAAAAAGATGTTTGCAACAGCAAATAAGCCAATTACCAACAGTCTCGATAAGATTTTCGCCGCTATGCGAACTGGTAAGTATCATGCCGTGATCGATTCGAATGGAAATACCCACATAGGTATCATCAATGGCGTGATGCGTGAAGATGGTAGTGGAAAGAATTGGATTGTGACGGTAACTAAGCGTATACTTAGTGAGAAGGTATTCATTTACGCCAATTAGCGATTCAAACCCTTGCTGCGTAAGGACTTAGGTCAACGTAGGCCCGCCGTTTTTGTCGTAAACCCTTATGCCACAAGGACTTACGTTGACACCAAAGGTAGTGTAGCAAAATGCTGTAGCAAAATGCAACACCTGTAGCAAAATGCCACACCTTGGCACGACGCGATCTCAAAATGAGAATGACGTAAAGTATTGTGGCGTAAGGACTTAGGAAGAAAAAAATATTTTTTGGTGAATGGCACAGGAAGTGCATATATATAGGACAACAAAGAAAGAAAGAAAGAGAGAAAGAAAAATGGAAAACCTTATCGTCCTCAATACCGTTTCTGAACTTCGTGATCTGATCAATACCACTGAGATGACCACGTTTGTTGGTCGTGTTGCTTTTGCAATGGACCTTCTGGAAAGGGTTCGCCATAATGACAACATGATCGAAATCAATCATGAGTTGGGATTCTGTGATGATGGTGGATTCATCCAGATTGATGAAATGGGTTATGTGGTCGATGATTATGCGATCCAGTGATTCCCTATAAGGGGGGTTGTGGCGGAAGAAAAGTTTGGTAGACTCACAGAATCACTAGGAGAAAAAGAGATGGAAAAGTTTCGAATCGTTGAAGAATACAAGCGTACAGTTCGTGGTATCTTCTACGGCATTGCGATCCCTTGCGATAAGCGTACCGCTGATGGTGGTACGATTCGCAGTGAGAAGGTATTGAAGTTCAATCGTTCCGCCCTTCGAAAGATTGGCAAGCATAAGGTCGAGAAGGTCGATCCTCGCATGGTAGGCGGTGAGGATCGTATGCGTTTCCCAGTTGGCAAGCCCGGTTCCCCCGAAAGGGTGGTTGCTCTTGCAGAGCAATATGCTAGTCTTAGTGAAGATGAGATGTCGCCCTTTACTGGAGATGAGTGAGAACATGACCATTCAAGTACAAAATACGCTCCGTCGCCTTGTTGCTCATCATGGTTATTCGGCTACA